GAATGGAGCCAATCTGGTAATTCTGTGCGTCACCTAGGATTTCGTACTCCCAAGCCGACTCCCTGCCGCCCAGTGACGGGGTTGCAGTGGTGGCTGAAACCCTGACGACAAGGCCCAGCACGGAATACCCGAGTGGGTTGCGCGGGTTGCTAGATGATGGTGTTACTTGAAGTTGCAGTGTTTCGTTGGCGTTGAAACTGCCGGTGCTGCTTACAACGGTCAGCTTGACAATGGACCAACCTCGCCAGCCGGGGAAATAGGGATGGCTGGCAGGAAACGATTGATCGACATAGCCGTCGTACTTGACAGTGATGGTGCGCCCGTTGCCTAAATTATGCGTGATTTGTTTGAAAGCGGTCTTTCCGAAGTATGAAGCTTGCCCAAACAGTTCCCATTCCAATGCTGCCTCTCTTGCAATTGTGCCTGACAACGGCAAAACACCAGTTGGTACAATTCCGGTTGCAGCTGCGGTTGCTTCGTCAATATCTGGGTAATACTCTTGCAGATTGATAGCGGCGGGAACGTTAACGATTTGGGGCTCGTTGCTGACGATTGAACCAGTCGCCATTTCAGTGTTGAATTCGATGATGCTCTTAGGAACAACACGTCCCACTGCCTCAATCTTGAACGTGCCGTAAGGAGTTGTGTAGTCGCCAGATACTCTGGCATTAGCCATGTTTACGTTTATTCGGGAGTCGAGCAGCCACATAAGCTCCCCATCTGGCATGTGGCGAACAACGTCTGCACCGTTTTTGGGTAGGAACCGATACTCATATTCCCGATTTTCGGGATGGTTAATTCTCAAAAAGTTGTAAACATCAATAGGCTGGTTGCCTTCCACTCCAAACTGCTCACCGATGGGTGCCCAGGCGTACTGTTCGCCATTCTCGTCGGCACCAGCTGGACGGATCAGCACAGTGAAAACTGAAGTCCGTTTGAAATACATGCTCATGACCCCGGACTGAATCGTGTCGCCGTTCCAGTCGGATTCCCTAATCGTCGCAGCGCTAGGTAGAGACGAGAAGTTGCATAGCCCGTTTGCTCGGTTAAAAACTCTGGATTTAATACCGATTTCCGTTGCCATGCAAGGGCGAGTGTTACGCACCACGCCAAAATCAACCAGCATTAACGGGTAATACCCAGCACCTGCCACTAATCCCAGTCGGTCTTGATTGCCGTACTGATATAGACCTTGTCCTTCGTCGTCTGTTCGGAAAGGCATGTTGATCATGTCGTTACTGACAAGACCGATGTAGTTATTGCTGCCGAAGGTTTCGATGCACTTCAGTGTGATCTGCTGGGTGTTGCGTGTTTGATAAAGATCAGCAACCCCTTCACCCCAAACTGGAACCAAGCGATCAATGACGACCCATAGGGTCTTGCCGATCATTACTTCTGTGCCGTACTGCAGAGCATCGTCTGCTGCCTCACGGAAGCGGATGGTAGCTCCGTTAATATCGTCAACAGAAACAGGGCCTTGACCACTAGCTCCGGCAAACCAATAAAAATCTTCCGGCAGAACAGCGCCACCAATCGTGAAGACACAGGTGTCTCCAACCACAACAGTTTTGATACGCTTGTGATCGCCTGGCGCACCTTCCCAATTGTTGCCACCGTTTAGGTGAGTGATTCCCATACACCGGCTGTACTCCCGCCCGGTGCCCTTCATCCCTAAATTCCGCATCCAATAATTAGCGCTTTCGTTATCCGTGTCGTTATACAGACCGCTAAAGAAACCCCACCAGCCGCTAATTTTTCCCCGGCTCATTTTGATGTTGTAGTTTTCATCCTCTTCTGAGGTTTCTGCGCCTTCCGCGTGAGGGAAAGGTTGCAGCTGGTAGTTGACGCGATAGCCGGTGCCGTTTGCGATTGCCGAGTAGCAACCGAAGCTCGTAGAAGATGACGGCGAGAACGCCCCACAGAAATCTGGGTTTTTGCCCCTTCCAGTGGGCACTAAAAAGATGTCGTCGTTGTTTTGGGTGTCACCAGAAAAAGGTGTTCCACGAGTTCCGTAAGCCCAGTTTTTCGCCAGAATTCTGCCGTTGACGTTGGTGTTTCGATTCCAATAGAAGGCGTATTTGTAGATATTGAGTGCGTCGAGCGGCGTGTTGCCTAAGAAAATGCCAGTCAGGTCTGGACGTTCCAGTCCGCCGGCTTTGCCCGCTTCGCCAACAACAAACATCAGTTTGATGGCTTGCTCTTTGCCATAACTCAAGGCGCGAGACCAGACCAGTTGCGGTGCAGCCAGAATTCCGCCAATGCCGTTTTCCCGTTTGCCAAAAATAATTGCAATCGGCTGGGCGTAATCGGCTAATTCAGCAATGCTGTCAAAACCTGCCGTTGCGCCAAAACGCGATGTTCCGGTCAGGCCTGCAAGCGTAGAAGAAGAACCTTTCTTGTTGCGACTGGTGTCAGCAGATGGGATGTCCGGTCTTAATACAACCGAAAGAACTGTAGATGCAACACCAACAACAAGGCTAATAATTGCTATGGCTAAACCGGGATCGTTTCTTATATCCGGGATGTGATCGTATTCGGCTGGGCGTCGAACACCTTTGATTGCTACCTGCGTTGCAAAATATCGATATTCCTCTTCAGTCCAGCCCAGCAGCTCAATTAGCTGTTTTTCGTAGGGCAGTAACGGAACCAGCGTGCTTGAATTTTTCCGATAGGGCACCAAGCCACGGCGTTTAGGTGTCGATTGATGTAGAGAACGCCGTTGTGACATGCCACCAAAAACACTGGTTCGGAATCCGTGGTGATCCCAACATCGCCATTGTAGATAGCCCCTTCAACTCTTTTGCCCCAGTTCAGCAAAGCCCGGCTGATCGTGAAACGGCTGTCTGTGTACCAGCTGTCCTGGAACGAGGGCGTCGGGATTCCCAGCCTGCTGAGCACTTCGTAGACCATCTGGATGCAGTCGATGGCGCCTTCGCCACCGCCGAGTCGGTAAGGGCGACCGATTAAATCCAGGCAGCTACTGGAGGCTGACATTGCTGGACGTTGGAAGGTTGCCGACAAGAACCTTGGTTAGGCGTCGCGCTGGAACCATGCCCTGCACCGCATCCAACACCGTGTTGATAGTCAGGTTGACGGTAACTTCGTCCCAGCCGCCTTCGCTGACTTGCCCGACGTAGTTATGGACGATTTCTGATTGTGTGCGGTCGTCAGGATCCAGCAGCCTGACCTCGACTTCGGCAAGCCACGATGCTTGGACTGCTGTGGTCACCCAGTTTCTGGTCAGTGGGTCGTTTGGGAACACCAGCGTGGCGTCAACGTTGTCGCCCTTGAAGTTGACGGTCATTCCGCTGAAGCCGAACGGGGCAAAGCCGTAGCCGTCAACGGTTTCTTTGATGTTGAAGTTTTGGTACTTGGCGACCACTTCACCGTCGCGGGTAGTGAACGTCAGGTAGTGCCCTAGTGCTAGCTCCATCAGAGACCAAGCCTTTTGCGGGTTGCGGTACTCATCTGCAGCTTACGGAGAGCCATGGCTTCGCCAGCTGCCGATGCCTGCTTGACGATCGAGGGCACTTGGTCTTGGCGGATGTACTGGCTGTCGTTGAAGTTGAGCACGCCGCCTTCGACAACGATGTTGGTTGGGGCTTCTGCAAGGGCGACGCCACCGGCACCGCCTGTCGGCTCGGCACCACTGACAACGGAATCACCGCGAACGCCGGAGTTCCAGCGGGACATGGCGCTGCCCATCTTGTTGGTAGGTATGACGTACTCGCTCTGGCCGCCTTCGCCGACAACAGCGCGGGTAGGGCTGGTGACAAAGCCGCCCTCCGCATACGGTGTGAACGCCGGGGCGCTTACACCGGAGAAGTAGTCACCGCTAATGCTTGCGGTATTACTGAGCCCTGGAATTCCTCCCGAATTGAAAGCGTCGGTGGAAACGTTTCCACCCGAATAGCTATTCCCACCACCGCTGCCGCCGCTGGCGAGACCGGCAAACGCTTTGGCGATGCCGATGGCGATGTACATCCCGATCATGCGGGTGCCCTCTTGAATAAGAATGTCACCAACGCTCTTGAGGAAGTCGGCGAATATTTGCTGGGCATTTTTGGTGCCCTCAATCAGACCAACAATCCCTTGACTCATCGAATTAGCAATGGCATTGCCAATGCCTTTAGAAACATTTACAGCAACCTGTTCCAGATCCTTTAATTGTCTTTCACCGTCGGTGATAAAACTCTTCAGTGGGC